GGCCAGCCCCGATGTCCGCCAAGCGGATCACCGAGCCAGAAGCGCGTGCTGCGTATTTGGCGATGGGTCCAGAGCGGTCATTGTCAGCCCTATACCGGCACTATTCATCGACTATGCCGAAGGGGTCTAAACCGCCTGCGCTCATCACGATCAAAGGCTGGTCTGCAAAGCAGGGATGGCAGGCCCTAGCCGCCGAGCACGATAAGCGCTCGACCGAACGGGCAGTCGCCAAGCTGGAAAGCAAGCAGGCCGACCAGACGGCAGACGCCGCCCTCGAGCTTGGCCTGGATCGCCGCTACGTCCTCCAAACCCTCAAAACCGTCGTCGATCGGTCCCTGCAGGCCGAGCCGGTGCGGGACGAGGACGGCAACCCGACCGGCGAGTGGCGCTTTGACGGCAAGGCCGCAACGACCGCCGCAGTCGCGATCGGCAAAGAGCTTGGCATGTTCCGCGAGGCGCCGGCCGCTGCAGCGCCGCCCACCAACGTCAACGTCACGATCAACAACGTCGATGTGCGCGTAACCCAGGTTCGCCAAGAGATAGAGGGATTGCTGGCCTATGAGCCGCCTCAAATTGCCGCCGACGCGCCTCGCCGCGATCGAGTGGTATAGGACCGTCCTCGAGGCCGCCGCCCAAAAGTCCGACGAGCACCTTCACGAAGCCCGCCGCGAACTATGCCGCCGGGATCTGTTCTATCTGCTAGTCGGCCCCTTGAAGCGCAAGGACGTGAACCGGGATTGGCTCTTTGAGCGATGCCGCGAGGTCCAGGCCGAGCCCGACGACCACATCGACCTTTGGGCACGCGGCCACTACAAGAGCACCATCGTCACTTTCGCCCTGACGATCCAAGAGATACTCGTCGATCCCGAAATCACCATCGGGATTTTCTCGGACACGAACAAGGTCGCGAAGGCGTTTCTTCGCCAGATCAAGACCGAGTTCGAGATAAATGCCGACCTGAAAGCCCTGTTCCCCGACATCCTTTGGGCCAAGCCCCAGCGCGACGCCCCAAAGTGGTCCGAGGACGAGGGAATCACCGTTCGGCGCATCGGCAACCCGAAAGAACAGACCGTCGAAGCCTACGGGCTTCTGGACGGCCAGCCGACCGGCCGACACTTCAAGCTCCGCGTTTACGACGACGTTGTGACGCCCGAGACAGTCACCAGCCCCGAGATGATCGCCAAGGTGACAGACCGCCTCGGGGTTTCCGACAACCTCGGGTCCGAGCATGGCCGGGTGCGCTATATCGGCACGCGCTACCACGCCGCCGACACCCGCTACACGCTGATCAAAAGCGGCGAGGTCAAGACGCGCATCTACCCGGCAACGGACGACGGGACCGAAACCGGCAACCCGGTGTTCCTGACGCCCAAGGAGCTGGCGAAGAAGCGCCGCAAGCAAGGCCCGTTCACTTTCGCATGTCAGATGCTTCTGAATCCGACTGCGGACAAGATGCAGGGCTTCCAAGAAGGTTGGTTGCGCTACTGGTCGGGCAACAGCACCGCCGGGCTCAATCTCTACCTGATCTGCGACCCGGCTTCCGGCAGGCAAAAGACCAGCGGCAAGAAGAACACCAACGATTACACGTCAATGTGGGTGGTCGGGGTCGGATCGGACGGAAACCGCTATGTGGTCGATGGCGTGCGCGATCGGCTGAACCTCACGGCTCGCGCCAAGCACTTCATGCGCCTGCATCGCCAGTACCGCCCCGTCAAATGCGGCTACGAGAGCTACGGGCTGCAGGCCGACATCGAGCACATCAAGTACGTCCAGGACGAAGAAAACTACCGCTTCGACATCATCGAGCTTGGCGGTTCGATGCCCAAGATCGAACGCATCAAGCGCCTTGTCCCGATCTTCGAGCAGGGCCGGTTCTATCTGCCGCACACGCTGACCCGCTTCGACGAGCAGAAGAACGCCGTCGATCTGGTTCGCCGGTTCATTGAGGACGAATACCTCTCGTTCCCGGTCTGCGCGCACGACGACATGCTTGATTGCCTCGCTCGTATCACAGACGAAGCGCTCGGCGTGTTTGAGCCCGAGCCCACGTCCGACGCAGCCCGCTGGGCCCGCGAGGACGACGACAGCCGCGACTATTCCGCCGACGACACCGGATCGAGCCTCGATTGGCTCACCGCCTGACCCAAAACCACAGGAGACACAGATGCCCTGCACCCAAGCGTTCCTCGACGCCAACCTCGCCCCGGACGTGGACAAGGCCGCTCAGGCCAAGATCAACGTCCCGATCACCTACGCCGGGAACCCGACCAACAACGTGACGCCCGAGTTCCAGCACCAGTTCTGCCACGACACCAGCAACGGCGACCTGTACTGGGCCTCGACCGCCGCCGCCGCTGGCTGGAAGAAGCTCAACAACTAAGGCTGAGGGGAGCAAGGCGCCATGCCGCTCTACATCACCGAGTACCAAAGCCTCGCGAGGGCCAACAACGGCCCGTTTGTCTCGGCAGGCCAAGAGCCCAACGTGGCCGAGCAGCAGGTGGCGATCAGCGGCTCGTCCACGCAGTCCGCAGCGTTCAACGCCAAGACGGGCTTCGTGATGATCCACACCGACGCGATCTGCGCCCTGGCGTTTGGCGACAACCCAACTGCCGCCAACAACCGGCACCGCATGGCCGCAGGCGAGGTCCGGTTCTACGGCGTTTCGCCCGGCCAAAAAGTCGCCGTCATCACGGCGACGTAAGAGAGGATCGAGCAATGATTCGAGCCGGATCAGGCGGGGCCGCTCCTGCCGAAATCGGGCGCGTCACCATCGATGCCGGCGCCCGCCCTTCGGCGTTCGACATCGCGCAAGAGATCGTCGCCACGTCCGCAGACGGCGGCGTGACCATCGGACAAGCGCTCAAACTCTTGTTGGCCGTCATGGTCGGCAAAGTCTCGGGCGCTGGCACGTCAACGATCACCTTCCGCGATGTCAACGACACCAAGGATCGCGTCGTGGCCGATGTGGACACGAACGGCAACCGAACCAACGTGACCAAAGATGTTTCCTAAGTCCTATTTCGGCGCCTCGTTCTTCGCGCCGCAGTTCTTCCCGCCCGTGACCGACGCGCCGCCGATCGTCACGCCGACCAGAATCCCCACCCTGTTCATGTCGAACATGGGCCGCCTGCTTGGAAGGAGATAGCTGATTGACCTACGGCCCGGTGCCATCCCGACAACTGCCCAAGCAGGACTCGCAAAAGTCCCGCCTCATGGTGGATCGGTGGTATCGCGGCTCGCAGGCCATGGAAGATTGGGCCAAGGGCGCCAAGCAATGCGTCGATTTCTTCGAGGGGCGCCAGTGGTCGGCTGACCAGCTTGCCAAACTCACCAAGGAAAACCGGCCCGCCCTAGTGTTCAACAAGATCGCCCCGCTGGTGCGCCTTGTCGTCGGCTACATGCGCAACAACCGCACGGACATCCGCTACCTTCCGGGTAACGAAGGCGGGGGAACCGAGAACGTCGCCGAGATCCTGTCGCGCGTCGCCAAGCAGATCGGGGAGCAGAACCAACTGCCGTGGATCGATGCCGAGGTTTTCATGGACGGCATTCTCACCGGCCGGGGCTTCTACGATTGCCGCCTCGATTTCGAGCGCAACGATCTGGGCGAGGTCGCAATCTCGGCCGTCGATCCGTTCTCCGTCGTGCTCGACCCCGACGCCAGCAGCTACGACATCAACGACCACGCCTCGGTCACGACGACCAAATGGATCTCGATCGACGAGGTTGAAACCTGCTACGGCCCCGAAGCGGCCAAGCTCATTCGGCCCTTCATCGGGACCAGCGCCGGGGCAACGTGGGGCGGCTTCCCCTATCTCGACCTGTCTGGGCCGGAAATCACGCCCATTCGCACGTTCGGCCAGACCGACGATCCGACCCAAGACACGTTCCGCAATTTCTTCCACTCCGAACTGATCGACCTCTACCGCAAATCCGTGCGGGTGATCGACCAACAGCATCGCGTGACGACGTGGGGACCGTGTTTCATCGACTTGGAGACGGGCGACAAGCACCCCGTTCCGGACGATTGGGATCAGATCAAGATCGACAAGGTGCTCTACCACGCCCAGCGCATCAACAATCCGCTCGTTGTCCAAAACCGCCCCTACAAGCGGGTGCGCTGGACCGTGATGATTGGGGACGTGATGGTGCACGACGATTGGAGCCCTTACGAGAACTACACCATCGACGCCTATTTCCCGTATTTCCGTCGCGGAATCACGCGGGGCATGGTCGCGGACATGATCGACCCGCAGCTTGAAATCAACAAGCGCCGGTCGGCTCAGATCGAAATCGTGTCGCGCTCGTCCAACACCGGCTGGCTTCTTAACCGGGACAGCTTGACCAACGAGCAGGCCGACAATTTCAAGCGCCACTCGTCCAAGCCCGGTTTCATCGGGGAGTACCGCGGCGATCCGACCAAGAAGCCCGAGCGCATCCAACCCAATCCGCCCGCAATGGCGATGGAACGCCTCGAGCAAAAGTCCGAAGAAGATTTGCGCGTGATCACCGGCATCAACGAAAGCGCCCTCGGTGAACTGGATCGGGTGCAGTCGGGCCGCGCGATCGAGGCCCGCCAGCGTCAGGCCGTCATCGCGATCCAAATCTACATGGACAATTTCGCGCGGTCGAAGGAGCTGCTTGGCCGCCGCAAACTCGAACTGATCCAGAAGCATTACACCGAAGAACGCATGTTCCGCATCATGGGCGAGGACGGCCGCCTTTCGACCATCATCATCAACCAGCGCATGATGGACCCGACCGGACAGACGTTGATCGACAAGATCAACGACATCACGGTTGGCAAATACACGGTATCAATCGACGAAACGCCGCTTTCGGCCTCGTTCGCATCGGCGCAGTTCGAGGAAATGCTGGCCCTACTCGAGAAAATGGGTCCG